GCACTTATGGCGGTGGCGGAGGTGGCGGCGGTGGCCTTGGCGACCCTCCGGGTTCTGGCGGAGGAACTGGTGGCGCTGGAAGTGGTGGCGGAAATGGTAGCGGCGGTGGCGTTGGAGGAGGCGGCGGCGGTAGTCGTGGTGACGGCGTAGGTGGTGGCGTTGGTGGCACTGGTGGTTCTGGTGTAGTAATTGTAAGATATTTAACGTGAGGATTAGTTAATGGCTTATGGCGATGATATTACCGAAGGACTACCCTACGTACTTTCCAACCCTTCAGGAACTACAACATATACACCTACTGGGCCAGCCTATGAAATAGCAATTGGCGCTTTGCCATTCTTTCTTGCTAACTCAGATGAGATGCCTTATCGCCGCGTTACTGCCCAGTATCGCAAGCAACAGATTGACCAGACTCGTGAGGCTGGAGAGCAGACACTCACCGGTTGGTGGGTTCGATCTCAGTCATCCTTTCACCTTGGCGCAGGTATTAAGTACTTTGAACCACAGCAGGAGGAGTCACTACGCTTCCAGTACACAGAGTCTAAAGGTTTAGATGTTTGGACTAGAGGACAGGCTACCCTGCTCAACGATACAGCCAGCTTCTATGCTGGAACTGTTGGCCCTGCCCAACTTATAGGTGTCAACGATGGCACTGATGACTGCATCCTAGTAACAGATGGAACTGCGTTAAAGAAAATTACAACTGGTGGCTCGCTAACAACTATTACACAAGCAGGCACTGCTTCAACTATTTATAGCATTACAACTGATGGTTCTAACTATTACTTTATCAATGGCACTAAAGTACACAAAGGTTCAGTTGGTGCAACTCCAGCAGATGCTGAAATATATGCAGCAGCATCAACCACTAGAGCCACTATTCGTTTTGTTAAACAGCGTCTTATCTTGGCTAAGGGAAATGTTTTATATGAACTTAACGCTAACGCTACTGCCTCTGCTGCCTTACCTACTGCTCTATATACCCATCCTAATACCAATTGGGTTTGGTCATCTATTGCCGAAGGACCACAAGCTATTTATGTATCAGGATATGATCCTAATGGAACATCATCATCTGTCTTTAAGATTACCCTAGATGCAGCCGTTCCTAACTCTTTAGGTTTTCCAACTCTTAATACACCTACAGTTATTATTGATATGCCACAAGGTGAGCGCATCAATGACTTTGATGTATACCTTGGAGTCTACGCAGTCCTTGCTACCAATCTAGGTTTTAGAGTGGGCATATCAGATGCTAATGGAGATATCCAGTATGGACCATTACTCTTTGATGATGCACCTTGTAACTCCATAGCATTTCGTGACCGTTTTGCATACATTGCAACCCTTATAGATGGTACAGCAGGTTTACTACGTGTAGACCTATCGGTTACAGTCATTGCTGGTTCTTTATTTTTTCCTTGGGCTTGGGACTTAGTAGCCTCTGGCACCACAACTACTGCATCTCAGGTTGCCTTCTTTGGCAACTCAGATAGGGCAGCCTTTACCAATGGTAATAATACTTGGGCTGAATCAACTACTAGCCTAGTAGCAACTGGCTACTTACGTACCGGTTATATCCGCTATAACACACTAGAGACTAAGATATTTAAGTTACTCCAAGCTCGTGTAGATACCACCAATGGTGGCATTACTATCGAGTCAATTGACTACAACGATACCTTTGTACTCATCGGTACCTTTGCACAAGGAGAAAGTGTTTCAGAAGTTAACGTAAGTTATCCCAACTCTGCACAAGAATACCTTGGCTTTGAATTTACCCTGACTCGCTCATCTACAGATGTCCTTAAAGGACCACTCTTTACTGGGTACCAACTCAAGTCACTGCCTGCAGTACCACGCCAGCGCTTGATTCAGTATCCATTATTTTGCTATGACCACGAGAGCGATAAGTTTGGCAACGAAGTGGGATATGAAGGATCTTCCTATTTCCGTATGTCACAATTAGAGTCAATAGAAAACGTTGGAGATACTGTTCGTGTACAAGACTTTAGAACTAATGAATCATACCTTGGCTTAATTGAAGAGTTAGATTTCATAAATAAAACACCAGAGGATAAAAGGTTCTCTGGTTTTGGTGGCACACTACTTGTGACAATAAGGACAATTTAATGGAGTTCAAAGACTACCTAACAATGGCAGTTGCTGTCATAGCCATCATCAGTGCTTTTGCTACAAGTATGCGCTGGATGGTTAAGCATTATCTCAACGAACTTCGTCCTAATGGTGGCAGTTCAATGAAGGATTCTATGGCTCGGATGGAAGCACGCATTGATGACTTGTACAAATTAGTAGCGGAGAAGTAAATGGGACAGCGTAATCAATTTCTAATGGCAGCTCGTGCTGAGATTGGCACAGTAGAAGGTCCAAAGGATAATGAAACAAAGTATGGAGCATTTACCAAGGCAAACTTTAAGCCTTGGTGTGGTTCATTTGTTATGTGGTGTGCAAATTCTGTTTCATTAAAGATTCCTAACGTAGTCTCTACTACTGACGGAGCACAGAAGTTTCAAGGTACTGGGCGTTGGGCTAACACAGAAACTGCTAAGCCTGCACCTGGTGATCTGGCCTTCTTTGATTTCGCAGAGGGTGGAAACCCTATTGACCACGTTGGAATTGTTGTTAGAGATAATGGCGATGGAACCATTGTTACTATCGAAGGCAATACATCAGGTGATAAAAAGAAATCTACCAGTGAACGTAACGGTGGAGAAGTAGTCCAGAAGGTTAGGGCTTATCGCACTGATAACAAGAAAGGACTGAAGCTATTTATTGTTGGCTTCGGTAGTCCAAAGTTCAAAGACTAGGAGAACAAATGAACAAAGAGAAGTTAATTGCTATCGCAGCAACTTACCTACGTGCAGGAATTGCATCCGTTATTGCACTCTACCTTGCAGGTGTGACAGATCCAAAGGCTCTAACAACTGCAGGTATCGCAGCTATTGCAGGTCCAGTGCTCAAGGCACTAGACCCAAAATGCACAGAGTTTGGTCGTGGGTCTAAGTAATATAGACCCTCAGCGCGAGGCAAACAGAAAGAGTGGCTCCTTCGGGAGCCGCTTTTTTTGTGCCACAAAACTATACTGGTTTATCTATTGGGCAAGGTATGGTTACTAGATTGCCACAATTAGAACAGGTTGCATCAAGAAAATACCAGACTATCTCATAATCCTCAAAGCTCACTAGAGCGTTAAATACCTGGCACCCACAGGAACATACGTGGATGGGTCCTAAACCTCTTAGATCGGCCCCGTAAGGCTCAGGAAGGGCATCTGGTGGCGCCTTGCGGCGCTTGAATTTAGGCATAACAAAGGGGTAACGTCCTACCATCTTGCTCGGAACGGCTCCTTCCTGTGGTCAGTCGCCTCTCGCCTAGCGGCTCGTCCCCGTAAGGGGACCGTATCTGTTTAATTCGCCTACGGCTCATATTGTAGAAGCCTAGTAAGTGTCGCTCCGCGACGACACGCCGTAGTGATGTTAAGATAAATTCTATGACCACAATCTCTGCGATACAAGGAATTGATTACGCTGTACTAGTAGCTGACTCGCAGATTACTGAAGATAATCTCGTGACCTTGGCGACTAGTACTCCTAAGATTGTTGAGGTCGGCAAGTTCTTACTTGCAGTCTCTGGTGACACACGCCCAGGAGATATTCTTTCCTACAACTGGAGGCCTCCGGCCTATCGTGGGGAAGAACCAGCACAATTTATGGGCAAGAAGGTGATACCTAGTATCATCTTAACCTTTAGCGAAAACAACTACGAATGGAACAAGGTGGACAAGGATGATGGTTTCGATTATCTCGTTAGTTTTAATGGTAATATCTTTAGGGTTGCTTGTGACCTCTCTTTTTTCCAAAGTTCTCACGACATTTATGGCATCGGTAGTGGTGGTCAGTTTGCTCTTGGCTATCTGTATTCAATCCGCAAGCCTGATATGGAATTAGATTACGCCAAGCGACACGCCCGTAAAGCCGTTGAGATAGCTTCGGTTCTTGACACCAATACAAGTAAGCCTTTACAGTTTGCAGTCCAGGAAAGGATGTAAACTTATGGCAAGTGGAGAAGTCAAGATAGGTAAATGGTGGTTCAGTTATGGCTATAGTTTTAGAAGAGTAGGGTTTGGTTTTTCTATTGACAGGTACATACTTCAGATTGATTTGATTTTCATTTGGTTTGGTTTTGAGTTCCAATGAATAAAGAACACTTAATAACTATTGTAATTTTTATTGCTATGGTTCTATGTTTTGCTATGGGATTTTTTGTAGGTTCTAAATGATGCCAACAGATCCTAAAGAACTATTACTTACTGCACTACGTGCAGGAGATGCTAAGCGCTCACGCTCCACACAGGTACAGATTGGCCCATCAGAGGTAGGTGGCTGTCGTCGTAAGGTGTGGTATCGAATCAATGACCAACCAGAGACTAACGATAACGAGTTAAAGCTGGCTGCCATTATGGGTACTGCTATCCACGCAGAGATTGAGCGAGCACTATCAGATAACCCAGATGTAATGATTGAAACAGAAGTTGAATACGAAGGGATGAAGGCACACATTGACGCCTATGTTCCTAGTACCGGAGATGTAATTGACTGGAAGACTAGTAAGTTAAGAAACCTTGGCTACTTCCCATCAACGCAACAGCGTTGGCAGGTCCAGCTCTACGGTTATCTATTAGCAAAGAACAATCATAAGGTTGAACGAGTGTCACTTGTTGCCATTGCTAGAGATGGCGATGAGCGAGATGTAAAGGTACATACAGAAAACTACAATGAGTCCATAGCACTAGAGGCATTGGCTTGGTTATCAGTTGTGAAAGAAGCAAAGGATGCACCAGATCCTGAGAAGGATGCAAGCTACTGCCAGTTCTATTGCAAGTACTACGACTCATCAGGTGAGATGGGATGCGTTGGTCTAAAAAAAGGACGTACACCAGTCAGTGATGTAATCATTGATGATGCAGATGTTGACAAGAACGCTCTATTATATTTACAATTAGGCGTACAAATTAAAGAATTAGAGAAGACCCAAGATTCTCTCAAGGCAAGTTTTGAGGGACTACTAGGTACTACTAATAGCGGTATCGAAGTAAGTTGGACCACAATTGCTGGACGCACTACAGTTGACAGCGATGAAGTTGAGAAACTTCTTGGGTTTGTTCCTAAGAAGACTGGCGATGTAAGCCAAAGGTTATCTATCAAACAAAGTGGAGGAAAGTAAATGGCAACAGAGGGAACAAAGTTCCAAGTCAATTACAAGTTGGCAGATGGAACACTAATCAACTTGTATGCTGCAACAGTACAAGAATTAGAGACAGGTCTTGCAGACCTTGCTATGAACGCAACAAACATTAAGGCAACTGGTACCGATCTCAACACTGCTCGCGTTGCCGGTCATCCAGCACCACCAACTGCTGAATCAATTGCAGATGCTTTCAATGCAACTGGTGTTGCAGCGCCACAACCAGCATCAGTTAACGCTGCCGGTGGTGTACATCAATGTCGTCACGGAGAGATGACTTTCCGCTCAGGCACATCAGCTAAGGGACCTTGGAAGGGATATATGTGTGCTGCACCCAAGGGTGCGATGGACAAGTGCGACACTATCTGGGTTCGATGAGAAATGCAGGAGCCGAGATTCTACGAAGCTCCTAGTTGTGCAAGTGTAGGTGGTGACTTTTGGTTTCCTGATATAGAAGTATCAGGGACAAGTCAACGTGATGCAGCGTTTGCAAAGTCAATTTGTAGAACGTGTCCACATCAGGACGATTGTGCTGAGTGGGGTATTGCCAATGAAGTTCACGGCATCTGGGGCGGTTTAACTTATAGAGATCGTAGTTCGATTCGTCGTCTAAGAAAATTGAAAAGGAAAAACATTGCTTGAGTTATCCAGAGCCTGGGGTGGTGTGCTTACCAAAGCAACACCATTGCCGGACGTATGGCAGGGACTTAAAGCAAAGCAGATTAAGTTCAGGCGTGGACAAGTGTGTATGGTAGCGGCAGCTCCTAATGCTGGTAAGTCTATGTTCGCTCTTATTTATGCTATCAAAGCAAAGGTACCAACGCTATTTTTTTCAGCAGATACTGATACAACTACAGTGATGATGCGTGGGGCATCACACGTATCAGGTCATTCACAGTTAAGTGTTGAAACTAATCTAGCAACCAATACGCATTACTACGACCAATACTTTACAAAGTTAAGTCACATCAAATGGGTCTTTGACTCCTCCCCTAGTCTTGATGACATTGAGTTAGAGATCAGAGCCTACGTAGAACTCTATGGTCAGGCCCCAGAGTTGATAGTCATTGATAACTTAATGAATGTTACTGCTGAGACAGATAACGAATGGGCTGGACTTCGTGCAATTATGATGGAGTTCCACGATATGGCACGAAAGACCGAGGCTTGCGTACTAGTACTGCACCACGTCTCTGAGCAATCAGAGTATGGCTCACCTAGTAAGCCACCTCATCGTAGATCTATTCACGGTAAGGTCAGTCAACTACCGGCGCTGATCTTAACACTTGGCTATGACCCAGCAGGGGCAAGCCTATACGTTGCAGCAGTTAAGAATCGCTTTGGGCCACACTTTGCAGATGCTAGTGATTATGCAACGCTACTGGTAAACTATGCAGCGTGTCAGATAGGTGACACAGATACATTCGGAAGAATGTTACGACAAGATGTGATTAAGGGATATGACGGAGGATACAATGTCTGAGATAATGGAATGGCGCAGCAAGAGTGAGTACGAACAACTATTAAAACGAGTTGATATATTGCAGGCAGACTTGGCTAACTTCGTTGGTGCAATCCTTCAAGCTGGAATTGTTGAACTTGTTAAGGATGAGCAAGGTGATCTTGTCTATAAGATTAACAAGGTTGTTATAGCAGATGAGCCGGTACAACAAGACTAAAGGCGCAACCTTTGAGACTGACGTTCTCAAGTGGCTACGCAAACAAACAGGTGTCCTTGCTGAGCGCTTGACTAAAGCTGGCAGTAAGGATGAAGGAGATATGGTCGCAGTGATTGCGGGAGAAACATATATCCTTGAACTCAAGAACAGGGCAACACTATCCTTGCCTGAGTTCTGGAGAGAAGCACAAGTTGAGGCGCTTAACTATGCTAAGGCTCGCGGTATCGGGGAAGTACCACTGTCATATGTAATAGTTAAGCGTCGCAACGCTTCAATAGATCAAGCCTGGGTCATTTCCGACCTAGCACAATGGTTAAAGGAGAAACAGTAATGCCAGTACCAGAAGGTGACATAACAACAACAGAGATACTAGTACCAGAAGTTGTACCAGAAGCAGAAGAGGTAGAAGATGATTTGCCCGAACTGCCTTAAAGGTGGAGAAGAGAACAGCCTAGCTCACTATAAACGCTCAGCACATTGGCACGAAAAGTGTGTAGATAAGGGGTGCGTGTGCCAACACAAGACTGGAACAGGTTGGGTAAAGTCAAAAGATTCAAGGGTTCCGTTGATGCAAACGCAATCCCCATAGCTGCAATCGTTACTAACTATGGTGGCGAGGTACGAGAGGGCAAGTCTTCATCTGTTCGATGCTGCCTGCACGATGACTCTCGCCGCTCTGCAGTAATTAACACATACGACAATCTATATTTCTGCCACACCTGCGGTAAGGGTGGCAACGCAGTAAGTTTAGTGTGCATACTAGAGAACTTGGAGTTCAAAGATGGCCTCAAACGCGCAGTCGAAATTGCTGCTGGAAGCGGCGCAACGATACGCTCAGGCAATAAATCCACAAACCTTAAACGTGCTAGAAGAACGTGGAATCTCTGATGCAGTGGCTGCTATGTTTGAACTTGGCACCATCACTGACCCGATTAACGGTCACGAGATGTATGAGGGCTGGCTTTCTATTCCCTATATCACTGCCGGTGGATCTTGCGTAGGCTTTAAGTTTCGCAGATTAGAGGATATCAAACCTAAGTATGGCTCACCTACTGGGCAAAAGGCTCACCTCTACAATGTCATTGATGTAACTATTATGTCGCCCTATATTGTTATCTGTGAGGGTGAGTTAGATACTGTGATTACTTCCGGTGTCTTGGGCATACCTGCAGTTGGAGTGCCAGGAGTTGCAGCGTGGAAGTCACACTTCCCCAAGCTCTTTGGTGGCTATGAGACTGTCTATGTAGTAGGCGATAACGATATTAAAGAAGATGGTTCTAATCCAGGGGCAGAGTTTGCTAAGCGTGTCGCAAACGAGGTGATGAACTCAACTATAGTAACCTTGCCTGCAGGTATGGACATCAACGACTATTATTTGAAACACGGGATGGAAGATACACGCAAGCTCTTGATTGGAGAGTCCAATGTATGACAATGACAAGGCAAGAGTGGGACACAATGATACAGACTTTGCAGCGTATGGGCTTTCAGATCTTGCAAGCACAATACCCAAGCGAGATACTAGTAGTGCGCCCTCAACCAACCCGTTAGTAGATCACCCTGCAGTTACTGGCTATCGCGCAGTGGGTGTCTCTACGCAGGACTTGGTATCTTTCATTGAATCCTTTGCCTCCCTTCGTGCAAGCCGCGTCAAGAGTGTAGGTCATAGTCAATACGCTATAGCCCAAGGGCAGAAGTTTGAGTCCTTTACACCAGCAGATACCATACGAGAACTCATTGAAGAGCTGGCAGATGCCAGTAACTACATAGATTTTCTGGCTATCAAACTATTAAACTTAGCTCACATAATGGAAGTTGGGTTGCCGGACTGTGACTGAGGTATATCCAATAGTCTATGAGTTGGCAAGCTCAGTTGCTTCGACCATCTATCGCAGATACAACCAGTATGTAGAGCGTGATGATATCAAGCAGGAGTGTTTGACGTGGGCGCTGACCCGTTCGCAGTATTTAATTGAGCAGTTATCAGAGCCAGATACAGACAAGCGCAAACATAATGAGCAGAAGATAGCGTGGCAGATGAGGCGTATTGCTGAGCGCTACGTTCGCAAGGAGAAGGCGGTTAAGTCTGGCTACTTCATCAACGATGAGGCTTACTATGAGCGAGTAACCGTAGGTCAGTTGCTTCCCTTTGTTATTGCATCAGTACAAAATGATACCGTCATAGAAGTAGCACAACATATGGTCCAAGATGGGCAGCCTAAAGGTAAGTCATCACCGGCAGAGGGTGGCAACCTATTGGCTATGCTCATTGATATAAAGAAGGCTTATCTTTTACTAGAAGTTGAAGATCAGGTGCTGCTTCGCCTGCGCCACTTCGATTCCTTTACCCTTAAACAGATAGCAGGCCAGTTAGAGTGCGCCGTATCTACTGCAGACCGGCGCTGCTCTACTGCTTTGCGTAATCTGATTGATGAGTTAGGTGGGGTGAGTCCCTTCAAATGAAAGAAGTTGAACTCTTTGACTATCTCAAGGCCGACCTATACCCAGACTTAGAGAAGTCTGTTGGTATCTTTGACTCCTTTGACTGCATCTCCAAGCAGGCAGGTCACTACATAGAACTCAAGTGCAGGGCTACACACTATCCCACGCTACTGATTGAGGAGATGAAGTATCGCAAGCTCATCACCCAATCAGCAGAGCGAGATCTTATCCCCTTCTATATCAACTCGACACCTTTGGGTGTCTTTTCTTTTGACCTAATGGATTTAGCTGAGCCTATATGGGAGGTTAAATACCTTCCTGCTACTACTCAGTTTGGCAGAAGCGGTAAGGTTGATAACTTTATAGGCTCCCTACCAGTAGAGGAGGCAGTGCAGCTATGAGTATCTACTATGTTTTGTATGAGCCACTCAACAACTGGTACTGCAACTGCATTACCCATTTGCTTATACCTAGCAGAGTCTGATTGTCCAGCAGTCCAGTCATCAGGGAAGCCTTGCAACCTTTCACACTCTACTGGTGTTAAGCGGCGTACTGTTCCTTCATTAAGAAGTGTTTGATCGTTAGCAGTTGCAATAGTCAATGACTTATCCTCACTAATAAGTGGACCTTTACCTCCACCTGGTTTGCCTTCTCGCATACGCATTAGCATAGGCATATTGTTTCCACCTGTCCCCATCCTAGCTTGAAGTGTATTGATTACTCCACCCTGTAAACGTACATCATCTACTCTATTACCATAAAAGATAATAACAGTAGTTCTAATATCTCCATTATCAAAAGCATTTAGAGTCGGCATTACCCCCCCCCTCAATCCACGTCTCATAGTCTTGTTCATTCTGAGCACGCCTACCTTTCGTGAACCACAAGTTTGTTCTCTGCAACATACTGGTTGCCTACTCCCTTATAGTCTCGTGCTTGAAGTGTTCCTACTGGGTCTGCATAAACCACAACATTATCTTCAGGTCTTTTATACGACGTAGCTGTTATGGTTGCTGGTCCTTCTGTGTACCCTGCGAAACTTGATTGACCAAAGCTTCTTGCAGTGCTGGTGGTAGTATCTTGCCTCGCTTGGATGATCTGCGAAGTATCCCTTCGCAAGCCCTCTGACTTAAAAAGTATTTCGGCAACGCCTCCGCTAGTAGCACGTCGCCCAACGATGAAGACTCTTTTGCGTCGCTGGGGTACTCCGAAGTATTGAGCATCAAGCACACGCCACCCGATAGAATACCCGAGGTCGGCCATCGTCCCGATGACGACTCCAAAATCTGCTCCTTTGTTACTGGATAGCAGACCAGGTACGTTTTCGAGGATGAAGTACTCGCTCTGCGTTTCTTCCACAATTCTTGCAGCTTCCCAAAATAACCCGCTTCGTGCGCCAGCAAGACCAGCTCTCCTGCCAGCAACGCTGACGTCTTGGCAGGGAAATCCTCCTGTAATAATTCCTGCGCTTGGTGTAAATCCTGCATTGATTAAATCCTCCCCCTTGACTGTAGTTATATCATTGAACTGGGTTGCTTCAGGAAAGTGGTTAGCCAATACCTGGTTGCAATTCTTATCTATCTCAACAGAGGCTACAACTCTTACGCCTTGTCGTTGCATAGCAAGGTCGAACCCTCCAACACCTGCAAATAAACTAACTCCTGTTAGCATTAGTACCAGCCCCTTCTATCAGAGTGTTGGAGAGCGCGACAGAAACTGCCTGAGTAGCGGTGCTCAACGTATCGCACAGCGTGGAGGATTTGTAGTTCAGGCTCTGCACTACGCTCTCCAAGGAGCTGAGCAATTCCGTAAGCACTTGATCGTTTGTTGTCTGCAAGGTGGTCAAACCTGCTCTCACCGGTCCATAGGGTGATGGCACACTGCCTCTGTTCTGCGTTGTATCCAAGTGCTCGGAGGTAACTAATCGTAAGTGTCTTGTTCTCACGCTTCTCCTCCATTGTTGCCTTGGTCCGAGCTTTCATTACTGGTGTGTGCGGGAAGGGGACCTGCCCCGTTCGCTCTGGTATGAGTACCAACGCTAAGGCTAGTAAAGCCGTCAATGCCAATCCACTTCTTGCCCTCTTGCTCATCAAAACTCCTTTCAATCGCAAGCAGTTGCTTGTATGTGTCGGGGTATAAATGAGATAGGCGCACTAGCGCACGATCCCTTACTCTTCTATAGTTACGATCTCTGACCGCATTACGGGTAGCTGTATTTATTCTACGCTTAACCTCAGTCATTAAGTTTATCCTCCCACACAATAAGTACGTATGCTATCAGCATTACTACGATTAGACCTAGCACTAGGTTCATAAGCTAAGTGCCTTGACAATTAGCTCTGTTATGTCTAAGGATTGACCTACCAGGTGGGCATCTTCCTCATCGCTCTCCCACCCTGATACCAGCACACGAGAGCCGGTAGGGGCAAGGCTAAGCCATTGAAGACACTCTTCTGCACTATTGCCACCCCACTCAGCTCTCCCGCTCTCTTCCACTACCTCATAGAGCAGGATAAGTGGAGACTTGGGTGGGTGTATTGAATAGACGTTACTCATCAGCCTCTCCTTTCAGGCTATCTATTAAGACCTTCATTTGATTGTAGGTGATAACACTCTCTAACCTACCTGCAAGGTACTCAGTAGCGTTCTCTCCCCATACCTTGCGTGCTAACTTCACAAGATTATAGGCGGTATATTCTAACTCTATCTCTCTAATCATCAGCCTCTCCCTCTCTCACTAGTCCTAGGCGATAGAGTGCGCTGTTCGCCCTCTCTAGGTTCTTAATAGCCCTTGCTATCTCTCCCTCTTGTATGTCTTTAGCAGCTAGCTTCTCGCATAGATCTGCCTTAGCTTGTAGGTATTCTTCGTTCATTTACTCTCTCCCTCGCTAGGTAAACAAGCAACGCACCAGGCGGTATCGTTACCCTCTTTCACTATCTGACCTTCATCATTAGCCCACACAATATCGTCCTCCTCTAACCCATTACTACATCTAAAGCAACGGGTAGGCTCTGCCTCTCCCTCTTCCTCGTAAAAATCTGGGTCATTTAGTGGTGGCTCGTAGCTCATACCTCTACCTCCTTCTCTTCTACCTGATAATAGCCCTCTACCTTTATCCCACACTCTCCTGAACTAGCAACCTCTTTAGCCTTCTCTATTAGACCAAAGAGGTCGCCCTCTTGATAATCTAGGCATACAGTTAGTTTCCAATCGTCACCCGTAAAGGTAACCTCCCATTTTTTCATTACTCTCCCTCACAATCGTGTCCATATGACCATTCATTAGCGTCATTATCGTTAAGTAAATCGAATACACGCGAACACTCTACACATTTAACTTTAGTTGATATCTTCATAACTCTCTCCCTCTTCCTCGTTCTCTCCCTCTATCGCCATTTAGCAACAGACCACCGCCCACCGCCTCAATCGGTGGGCGATAGTTCGCCTCTAAAGCTTCACGCATTGAGTCATTGAACCCCAACACCAACCAAAAAGATCTGCTTCAGGTGCGCCCACTCCTACCCACCAAAGGCAGGAGGACACCAACACCAGCAACCAAAGGGCGAGAGTGGCAAAGACTCCCAACACAAACCAACCGCGAGGGGTCCC